CCTGTGTGACGATACCATCACACAAATCATGGCAACGAACGCTACTAATGTAAGCAACGCTGTTCCAGAAATGGAAGGACATAGTGTCCCTCAAAGGTTTACCCGGTTAGACTTTCTCATGAATTTTAAGAGAAAGACTTTCACTCAAGACTCTTTCGAGTGTGAGTTTAAGCTTCCCTGGGAAACCTTTCAAAAGGTTACTGAGGCTATGACGTGCATATTAGAACTGTACAGAACATACGGTTTTAAGTTCCTGCCACAACCTCAGGTATGGATTGATAAGAAGAAAAACAAAATGAACTTCGTTGATCTCCAAAGGATCATTTTATCGAGCCATATTTATGACAAAACAACAATGGAGATTTTCCGTTATTGTCAGTCAAATGGTAAGGACTCATGGGTCAAATTATTTAAGTGGAAATTTGCCGCTTTCTTCTCTGAGAAGAATCGACAAGATATCCCACCAAGACCATGGGGTGAAAATCACTTGTTAGGCTCTTTTTATAAGCCAGGGTGCCTGTTAACAGGCCCTTTTCATGATTTTTACTACACACTTCCCAACAAGAAGCGTGAGACCTTTAATTTGACCGTTCTTTCACTTAAGAAAGGAATGCCCTCTGTTTCCAAAGATCTAATTAAATCTTCGGTAGACTCCACCGTAGCGGCTTTAACATCTCAAGACCAGAGATATGAAGACGAGAACGAGGAGCGTGTTTTATACACGGAAACATGGCCCATCTCTGAACACTTTCGAGCTGCTCAGCAGATCACCACTTCTATTTCCAAGATTAAACAGGAGATTAGGAGGACAGTGAGAGAACTTTACAAAGGACGATCCTTTAAATATGAGGATTTGATAGAGCCCTTCTTTCCTTCAACCTCTGCTAATTATATTCGTAGCAGAGCCCAGGATGGAGCTGTAGGTACATTTTATGATTGTATCCCACAGGCGGGGCAAGGGGATTCCGGTTTAGACATTGGTCTTAAGTCCGTCACTCTTTCTCATCAGGAGTCAGAGAGGTATGGGCACCAGGGTCTAAAAGAGAATCTTAACTATCAAAAATTGCGTGAAGCTGCTTTAGAACCAACTTCTGAAGGAGCCGCAGTCGTCCTGGACGATACGGATTTTCGACGAAAGTTTGAACGTGACTACTGGATCATTTGGGCCTTAGCCCAAGATGAAGAACCACTTGTTACGGCAGTTGGTCTCGCGGAAGCACTTAAGGTGCGTGTAATTTCCAAAGGACCCCCTAAGCTTTACACAGCCCTCAAGCCAATACAACGTTGGTTGTGGGGGGTATTGCATAAGGAGACTGCCTTTTCCCTAATTGGGAAACCCATTGATGAGAACTATATCAATGAGCTATTGTGGTCCTTCGATCCATATAAACATCAACTTGTGTCAGGTGACTATGTCGCCTCCACAGACAATCTGAAGTCTTGGGCTTCGGACACAGCAGTTGATGAGTTAGTCGATATCCTCGAAGAAGAACTCGAAGATTGGGAGTTTCCTTTTAATTTTACAGGACAGCTCCGCACAATGTTACATCGTGCACTAACTGGTCACATATTCGTCGTGGATGAAGGTGAGGACGGGGAGAGGAAGTTGAAACAAACAAACGGAC